CTTTAATTGACATATCAGTTATATTTTTATTTTCTGGAATAAATTCTCCATCTTCAAACATAATATTTCCAAGAAGTTCATCAATATCCTTATTATTTGGATGTGTTGGTTGTTCTGGAGGTTGTTCTGGAAAAGGAGCATCAGAAGATTCTTCACCCATTCCGCCTACATCTTCTCGTTCTTTCTGAATATCATATGCTGTGCTGATTTCTGTATCAGCCATACACATAGACACTACAACTGATTTTTTAATTGGAACAACATTATCGTTTGTGTGTTCTATCCAAGGGACTAGGTAAACTAATTCCCTTTTGAACATCGATGTGGGGTTAATTGGGTCATCGGCTATAATAGATGTTATTCTCATTGGTCGCTCAAGATAATATTTATCGTCTGTGGAACGGTGTATCTTTGCAACTAGATTGTCACCATTTGTTAATCTGAACAATCGGTAAATATTTTGCTTGGACATATAAAACTCCTTACTCTATATTTATATGAATTGTTCGGTGAGAAAACTTTTCTGTTCTATATAATTTCAATCTTTCTTCATAGTGTCGGTAAGTGTGGTTTTTATATTTTTTCCAACAGATATCATCTGAGATGTCGTAGAGTCGTGCTTTTTCTTTGTGTTCGGATTTCCGAAGTTGTCTACCGATTGATTGTAATACACGGATTCTTGATTTTGACGGTGAAGCGAAGACAATGTTGTGCAACTTCCTAATAGAGATACCTGTTGAAAAAGTTCCATATGATGCAACGATAACTGCATTATCTTTCCTCTCCATTAGTTTCCTAATCTTTTCACGAAGTTCTGATTCTGTACCACCGTGTATAAAGTATATATCTTTTTCTGGACATTTCTCTTTTATTAAATCATATAACGGCTTACCGTGTTTTTCTACATATTGAAATAACACCAAAGAATTACCTTTCAGTGATTTTGTCAAATCTGCAATAAACTCATTTCTCTTGTCGTATCCTACTATTGCATCAATTTCTTCCTGATATGTAACTCTTTTATATTTCTTTTTGAAATCTTCTGAATGTTTCAGAACAATACAATCAATTTCAAAATCGGATAATACTTCTTTCTCAATAAGTTTCTTTGTAGTAGTTACTTTATATACAGAACCAAACAATCCCTCAATGACTAATTTATGACATTGTGTTCCATCAAGAGTTCCTGTTGTTCCGATTCTATATTTGCAATTTTCTAGTTTGGTCATAATTGTTGTAAGGGATTTCGCCTTGAATAGATGACATTCATCCCCAAACACCGCACCAAAATTATCAAAATATTTCTTTCCCAGTTTATGAATAGATTGCCAAGTAGAAATCACGATTCGTTTATTTGGATTTAGTTTGTCTTTCCCTGCCGTTACTTTGTGACATTCCTGAGAAACATTCCACACACCATCGTTACTAGAATAATCTGCAAAGTCACTATACATCTGTGATACCAGTGAGGTAGTCGGAACAATGATTAGAATCTTCTTATTGGGGTCTAATATGTCATTATAGTATCTCATTAGAGAGTAAATCATTAGCGACTTCCCTGACCCAGTAGGAGAGAGCAGGAGCGTTCTATCGTTGTTTATTGAGTGATGAACCGCATCTACCTGATGCTCTCGTGCGTGGATTCTCTGTCCATTTACCGATGGTTTAAGATGGTTGTCTATAAACTTGCTTATTAGAGCATCATCCACGGCTCGTGAGGGTTTTGGTGACCACCCAGATAGGGGATACCCTCTATCAGCACAAAACCTCTCTAGGTGGTCATATAGCCCTGTATAGAGTTCTTTAGAATGTACACTGTATAATTTTATATTCCCATCCCACATTCTGTTTCTATATGAGGGCATATACTCGTGGCCGGGAACTTTGAAGGTGAAAAAGGAATTCAGTTCTTTCTCTATTCCTCTGTCCTCTGCATATACTTTCATATGCACTGAATTCTTTTTCTCAACCAATATCACTATTTTACAAACCACCCTGAGTAAATTTATTCCACTCAATTGCGTTTCTGATTACCCAATTTCTGTTGTTTAGAGTTTTGAGTGTATTCTCAAGAAAATCTATTTTGGATTCCTGATAAATAATTTTACCTTTGAGTTCTACTAAATCTTCATCTGCATCAAAATACAAATCCAAATCTTTCTTGAGAACATTGAGTTGGAACGGCTGCCACCCCAACTCATCAAGAGTTTCTTTGTCCATTTTACCTGTATAGTATTCCCACTTCAATCTTTTCATCTGATAGAATTGGATATTCATTTGTTGTAATGCGAATTTCTCATCCTGCATTAGCACTAGGTATTTGTTGTGGAGTTGTGGAATTTTGATTGACTCGCTTCCGAGTTCTGTTTCATCAATCACCGCATCTTGTTCTGCCATTTTTCGTATATCAGTTAGTTTCATAGTGTATATTATACTGCCATATCAGCAGAAGTCAAAAACTTTATAGTTTATTTATTGAGTAACTGTCAAAGGCGAAAGTAATATCGGTGGTAAGGGCTTCAATATCATCAATACTAGAATCAAACTCAATGCTACCTAATGAAGTAGGGAAACAGTTTTTGAATGTTACTTCTAGATTCGCATTCATTCCACTTGTAAGAATCATTAGGGTTGCATCAGAGAAGTGGTCGGCTTCTGGTGCTGTATAACCATCAAAATCCTCGAATCCACTATAACTTTTCATCCAATCATAAATTTCTCGCCAGTTCTGTAAGTCTTCGTCAATTAAGAATTTGATTGTAAAGTCACTGAAGTTTGGTTTATATCCAGGCTGTTTTGCAGATGCAAAGAAAGTTTCCTGTTCAAGTGCATCAATATCTACGCCGGGCAAAGTAACTGATTGACAAAAATAAGTCACTGCTGGGGCACGGTGCAAGAAAAACCGATAGTTAGTAGAACCAACTTGGTTTGTGTTAGTGGGTTGTCTTTTGTCTGGACTTACACCTAGTGATGTTGGAACGCCGGGCAAGTCAGAACCTGTAATACCTGTAGACATAATACAAATCTCCTGTTAATATATTTATACAAATGAAAAAGGGTGTCCCGAAGGACACCCTTAATCAAAAATATAACTTAAACTATACTAACAATTAACCTTCACCGTGAAGATTATCAACACGGAAGATTCTGTAGTATGGGTTTCTGCGGTTAGAAGCAGTGCTTGATGGGTCAGAGTATGTAGTCCCAACGAATGGGTTGTTCACTAGACCATAGCGAGTCTTGAAACCGATTTTAGGTTGGAAGGAATTTTCACCAACCGCACGAACCATTTGTAGCGGAACGTATGGACAGTAGAATAAACCTGCATCGTACTGTGAAGTACCTTTGTAACCTACGCAACAGTAGTCAGTAGTCGCATATGGGTCAACATATACTTTCATTCTACCACCACCGAGTGTACCAACGAATGTGTTACCAGTATCGTCTACGGTTAGGTTACCTGCATCTCCACCTGAGAGTTGTAGGAATCCACCCATTGCGAGTGCTGAAGCAACATCTGAGGAGCAGATAACTAGGTTACCTTTACCACGGCGTGTGTCTTTAGCGATTTGGTTTGCTTCTCGTTCGAGTTGGAACAAAAGTCCACGGAACTTCTCAGCACTCCAACGACCGTCTGCATCAGCATCAAGGTCGTAGATACCACCGATTGAACCACCAGATAAACCGAATGTTGCACCACCCGCACCTTTGTATGCAAGGTCACTTTGTTGGGCACCAAGTTTAGCACCTTTGTAGATAGTCTTGATAACTTCTCGGTTGATTTCCGAAAGAATTTCAGTCGAGAGAATGTTAGCAAGTTCTGTTTCTGCATCTAAACCGTGAACTGCTTTCAAGTCTTGAGCGAGTTCAGTTGTGTATTCTGCTTTCAACGCACGAGATTTAGCAACAACGGATGTTTTGTCAATGCTGAATGCCATTTGGTTGAATGCACTTGCACCAGTACCATCAAGACCTTCTGCTGTAGCAGTGGACATAGCGTGTCCAACGTGCATTGTATCAATTGTCGCACCGGCTGCTTGGTTATTTGCACCGGCTGCTAGTGGGTCATTGTCATCAGCGGCATAATCTGCTGATGCACCACCCGCAAAGTCAGTATCGATGTTCATCGGCCACGCTTCTGTTCCACCTTGACTAGTGTA